ACGCCAGCAGTCCCGCGGCGATCGCCGCGAGGGGCCGCCGCGTCCGTGCCGCCACTCGTTCGGGCGCGTGGTCGCGGGTACGGTGTCGGTGCGGCTCCAGTCCAAGGCGCTCTCCGAGTCACAGATCGTGGTGAGCTGTCCCCAGTGTAGTGAGCGGGTGGAGTTCCTGACCGTAGCGGCCGAGGCGGCATGAGCGACGTGTCCAACGTTGAAAAGTCCGTGGATAAGACCGTCCAGCCGGGTAACAATGGCGGGACGCTGCGCCGCGGAAACCCCGGTAACAAGGGCGGTTCCGGTCGCCCGCCGGCTGAGATCCGCCAGCGGTGCGCGGACGGCTTCTATCGCCACATCAGCAAGGCCGAGCAGATCCTCAACGCCAAGGACGCGAGCAACGCCGACAAGATCCGGGCGCTGGACGTGTTGGGCAAGTACGCGGGGTTGCAGAAGATCGAGCACGAGCACACGAAGAAGGTCTACCGGGAAGCGATTGACGAGGTAAGGCAGGGGTTGAGGCTTGTCGGGTGACGGCTTGGCGAGGCTCGTCACCGACTACGGGTTCTGGGCGGAAACCTGCTACCGCATCCGAGACAAACACGGCCGTCTCATTCCGTTCCGTCTCAATGCCATCCAGCAATCTCTATCTGCTCTGGAACGGGAAGAGCTTCGTCTACACGGACAGGCTCGATTGTACGTGCTCAAGGGCCGCCAAGGCGGCATCTCCACCGACCAGCAGGCCCGGAACCTCCACCAGATCGCCACGGAGCCGGGGTTCGACGCGATGACCCTGGCCCACATCCGCGAGGACACCGACAAGCTGTTCGCCATCACCCAGCGCGCCGTCGAGAACTACCCCGACGCGCTGCGCCCACCGTTCGGCCAGTCCATGTCGCGCGAGGTCGGCATCCCCGAGATGGACGCCGTGTTCTGGACCGGCACCGCGGGCGCCAAGCGTACCGGCCGAGGGCTGACACTGAAGCGTGTCCACGCCTCCGAGTTCGCGTTCTGGGACCAGCCACGCCACACGCTCGCCGCGATCACGCCCGCACTCGTGCCGCAGGGTTCCGTGGTCGTGCTCGAGACCACGGCCAGCGGCTACGACAGCGAGGGCCACCGCTTCTGGCGTGAGGCCGAGCAGCAGGCCAACGGCTACCGCGCCGTGTTCTTCCCCTGGTGGGAATGCGACGTAGACAACTACCGGCTCCCGCTGATGGAGCCCGATGAGCTCGGGGCGCTGGAGCCGGACGAGCGCGACCTCACTACGCGCCTGGGCCTCGACCTCGAGCAGATCAAGTGGCGCCGGCTCAAGATGCGGGAGATGGGCCGGGGGCCGTTCCTGCAGGAGTACGCCGAGGACGCGGAGACCTGCTGGGCCGCGGCCGGTGGGATGTTCTACGACGCCGAGCTGCTGAAGGCGCTGCTACAACGCGCCCCGCAGCCGATCGACACCGACTGGGGCGGTGCGCTCGAGATTTACGGCGAGCACTTCGGGGAACGGGTCATCATCGGCTCGGACACCGCGGAAGGCGTGGGCGGCGACCGGAGCACCTGGGTGGCGCGCACGTTCCCCCAACGCCGGCTACTCGCCACGTTCGCGGATCGCGGCATCGAGCCACGCGGCCTCGCCGGGATGCTCAACACTTGGGGCCGGCGCTACACCTCGCAGGGCCGGCCCGCGCTCCTGGTGCCGGAAAAGAACATGCACGGGATTACCGTGATCCGGCACCTCCGCGACGATTACCAGTTCCCGCTCTCCGCGCTCTACCAGCGGGCGAGCCAGGACAAGGCGGCGAAGGAGTCGAGCGACAAGTTGGGCTGGTACACGAGCGCCGAGACGAAGCCGCTCCTGCTGGACCTGGGGCGGATCATCCTGAACGCCGCCCGCGACGGTGAGGCCACGCCCCCGAGTGTGGCCGCGATCCGTGACGCGTTCAGCGTGCGCTATGACGACAAGACCGGCAAGGTGGACCTCAACGGGCGCGACGTGTGGGTGGCTGAGTGCCTGTGCGAAGCGGGGCACCAGAGCGTGCCGGTGAGCGGGTTCCTGGGCATTGGACGAGCATGACCAATCCTGACGCGGGAGTAAACGTGGTGGACTGGAGCGATAACGACATCCTTCGGGCGGCCCACAAGCTCCGGGTCGCGGGTGACGTGGCTGGATTGTTGCACCTCTCCATCGCCGTACAGATGGCTACCTCTCGCTATACGGGCCGGATCATTCTCCAGCGCGATGTGTTCGCTGAGGGGCCTTTCACCATTCCCGGCGGGGACGCGAAATGAACGCCTGGCAACGCCTGTGGTACGCCCTCAAGCGCGCCCCCACCACCTCGCAAACCCTCCCCGCCTGGCGCAGTGGCCGCCCGATGGACAAGGAGTGGGACAGCGACCGCGCCATCAAGGAAGGCGCCAAGGTCAACGTCTGGGTCTACGCCGCCGTCTCCCTCCGGGCCGAGGCCATTAGCCGGATCCCGTGGCGCGTGATGACCCGCACCAACGCGGGCGACGAGTGGAAGCCCGAGCCCGGCCACCCGCTGGAGACGCTGATCGAGTACCCGAACGCCCGGATGACCCGGCAGGACGTGATCGAGCGGCTGGTGTGGCATCTCGACATGGCGGGAAACGCGATCTGGACGATCACCTTCGGCACGAGCCTGCGGAACTCCACAGGCAAGACGCCGCTCGAGATGTGGCCGATGAACCCCGGCCCGCTCAAGCCGATACCCGACCGGGAGAAGTTCATCAGCGGCTACGAGTACTGGCGCGATGGCGTCAGGCTCGTGATCCCGTCCGAGGAGACGCTGCACTGGATGTTTTGCGACCCGTCCAACCCGTACTGGGGGATGTCGCCGCTCCAGGCCGCGGCTCGCGTGGTGGACACCGATGTCGCCGCCGTGGCCTGGAACAAGATGACGTTCGAGACCCGCGCCATCCCCGAGACCGTGTTCACCGTGGACCGGCCGCTCACGCGTCAGGAGTGGGAGGAGGCACGCGAGGAGCTCCGGGCCAACTACACGGGCGGCAGGCAGCCGTGGGTTGTGTCCAACGGGGCGAAGGTTGAGCTGATGTCGTGGAAGCCAACCGAGATGGACTTTATCGACTCGCGCAAGCTCACCCGCGAGGAGATCCTGGCCGCGTACAAGGTGCCGCCCACGGTGGCCGGGATCACGGAGAACGCCACGCTGGCGAATGCCGCGGCCTACGACATCGCCTTCTGGAAGAAGTCGGCGCTGCCCGTGCTCGACAACATCCGGGGCGTGTTCAACCGGGTGCTCGTGCCGTTCTTCGGGAACCCGGAGACGCTGATGCTGGACTACGACCTCAGCGGGGTGCAGGAGCTGCGGCAGGACGAGGACGCCCGGTCCCAAGTGCTCGAGCGGCTGCGGAACTGTGGTGTCCCGCTCAACGTCGCCAAGGATCTGCTCGACTACGACTTTGACGACATCGAGGGCGGCGACATCCCCCTGGTGCCGGGCACACTGATGCCGCTCGACATGCTGGTGGAGACGGCGGAACAGGCGCTACGCATGGGGGATGCCACGATCGAGAACACCGAGGCGAACACGGAGACGACGCTGAAGCCGCCGAAGGATCCGAACAAACCACAGGCACCCCCGAGGGCCGCATGAGCACGCCGCAACCAATGCAGAAACCAGCGCCCCCGCGGGTGAACGAGACGCTAGGATCGTGGCCTTGCGAAGGCCGCATAAGGAAACTACGCCTCTGGTTGTCCGATGGCTTGCGCCGGATGGCGCGACGGATTGACCCGCACCGCCACGTCTACGAGCCGATCAACTGGAACCCGGTCGAGATGAACTGGAAGGCGGTGCCCGAGGTGGTGTTCACCGTGGACACACCGATGACCAAAGAGGAGTGGGACGCGGCACGCGCGGAGCTTCGCAAGGCCTACGGCAAGCCGGAGGGCGAGTGACGGACTCTTGGAGACACCCGGACCATCTCGGCTATTTCGTGGATCCGATACTGAGGCGGTGCCGCAATCGCCAGCTTTATACCCAGATGCTCACGGTGTATAACACCGTCTCTTACGGCACGTCCGTGTCGGGGTTCCTATCCGCGTCCGACGAGGAGTTTTTAGCCGAGCGCACTATCGGGCCGAAGCGGCTCCGCGTCGTTCACGAGATGCAGATGCGCATTCACAAGCGGCAAGCGCGACTACTGGGGGCGTGGTAAATGGCGGTCCCGACCTTTGTGGCGGCCGGTGCGCGTGCCCAGGTGGCCGCGGCCACGCTCACGCCGGCCATGCCCACGCACCAGGCGAACGACATCCTGCTGATGATGGTCGAGAGCGCCAACCAGGCGATCACGCTCTCCGACGCCCAGGGCTTCGTAGAAACGGCCGACTCGCCGCAGGGCACGGGTGCGGCGGGCGGGACAGGCGCCACCCGGCTCGCGGTGTACTGGCTCCGGGCCACGGGCGCGGCGATGCCGGCGCCGACGATTGCGGACCCCGGCGACCACACGCTGGCCGCGATCGCCTCGTTCCGCGGCTGCATCACCACGGGCAACCCGTGGGACGTGACGGCCGGCGATACCGCCGCCTCGAGTACGTCGGTGTCCATCCCCGGCGACACGACGACCACGGATGACTGCCTCATCGTGGCGATGGGCACGTCGCGGGTGGACAACAGCGCCGCCCAGTTCACGCTCTGGGCCAACGCCGACCTCAAGAAGGACGACCTGGTGACCGCTGGCGTGGACGAGCGGATCAACTACGGCACCAACCTCGGCAACGGTGGCGCCATCGGCATGGCAACTGGCGGGAAGGCCGCGGCCGGTGCGTTCGGGGTGACGACCGCGACCCTGAACAACACGGGCGAACAGGCCCGGCTGTCGCTCGCCCTCAAGTCCGCGAACCCCGGGGTTCCCGGCACCCCGGCCACTCCCACGACCATTCGTCGCCGCGCCCGCGCCTCCCGCGCCTCACGCCGTTCCTCACGTTAACGCACGCTTAACCGGAGATCCGTCAATGGCGTTCCCCGCTACCCCGTCCTACTCGCTCGGCGTCGTCTCCGGCACGATGGCCGCCGGCCTCTCGGCGGCGAGCCCGATTGTGTCCATCCGGTGGGCCACGGTGGGCCAGCTCTGCGTGATCCGGTCGCTCCGGCTCACCGCGGGGAACTCCGCGACCGCGTTCACGGCGGGCTTCGTGGCGTTCGACCTCATCACCGCCCGCGGCTGGAGCGCCAACGATACGGGTGGCGGTGCCGTGGCCTGGACCAACACGGCGACCAACCGGCGCCGGAGCACGTTTGGCGACTCGGGCTTTGCCACCGCAGGCGAGATCCGGGTGGCGACGACCGCGACACTGTCCGCAGGGACACGGACGCTGGACACCAACCCGCTGAACAGCATCGCGGCGAGTGTGACCGCGACGGCCGGGGATTTCGTGCTGCCCGAGACGGAGCTGGTCCCGCGGGGCGCGTATCCCATCGTACTGAGTGCAGCCGCCGCGGCGACGGCGCAGGGCCTCGTGATCCGGGCGACGGTGCCGGCGACGGGCACCTGGCAGTTCAGCGTGGCGATGGACTGGGAAGAGGAGACGGATGGTGAGTATTAAGCCTATGACCGACGCCCGCGCCCGCGACATCGTGATGACACCGGACGGGCTCGGTAAGAAGGTCAAAGCCGAGGCGCTCGACCGGCTGCTCTACCGCGCCTACGAGAAGGGCTATACCGACGCGGGGCTGTGGCACCGGTTGACGCGGTGGCTCGGGCTGTGATCGAGTTCTGGCGGGCGCTGGTCGAGGCGATGGAAGTCGCGTACTACGAGTACGTGATTCACACGTATCCGAAGCGTCGGTACGACGAATGATCCAGTACGACCGTGTGCTGGCGACGTTCCAGCCCGTTCGCACGGACGATCTCCAGCCCGGAGTCGCGGCGTGGATCGGGCGCCGCTTGCCGTGGTGCGCGGTCTTTGTGGTCGAATCTGGCCCATACGAAGGCCAGTGGGCGATGGGGCCACTCGACGGGCTGGAGGACGGTAACCGCTTCCCTGCGGCGTGGTGGGTGCCGCTCTGCGACCTCGCGGACGTGGTTGGTGCCTGACCTGCCCATCCGGCCCACGGCCGATCCTCAGTGGATCCGCCTCCACCGCGCCGCCGATCTCGACCGGCCCGCGCTCGCCCGCGTCGTCCTCGCCTATCTCACCGTGCTCGCGGGGAACATGGGCCAGGCCCGCCGGATGCTCCAGTGGTTCGACGTGGAGCGCACGATTGCCGCGCTCAAGCTGGAGCAACTGGCGAACCTCGCCACCGCGGTCGAGCCGATCCTGCGAAGCACCTGGGAACGCGGGCTCGCCGTGGCCTTGGCCGCACCGGGCGTGAAGGCTGCACCGCCAGGTGTGCTCGTGGGCATCGACGCCGACCTCCTGCTCCGGCTCGCCACGAACGAGGGGCTGAACATCGAGCGGATCGACTGGGCACGCCGGCAGGCTGGGGAGCTGATCCAGGGCGTGAGCATGGAGACGCGGTACGCGGTGCGCCGGATCATCGAGGCCGCGGTGGCCCGTGGAACAGCGCCGCGGGAGACGGGGAAGCTGCTCGAGGCGATTGTCGGCCTGACCAACCGGGATGCGCAAGCGGTGGCCCGCTACCAGGCCACCCTGGTCGAGGCAGGCACCAGACCGGCCACGGTGGACCGGCTTGTGGACCGATACGGCACGCGGCTCCTCAAGCACCGGGCGCAGATGATCGCCCGCACCGAGACCATACGGGCGGCCAACGAGGGCAGGCGGGCCGTGTGGAGCCGGAACGTGCAGGAGGGGACGATCCTGCCGGAGCGGTGGGAGCGCGAGTGGGTGGCGATCGTGCCGAGCGACGGCCGGACGTGCCCGTATTGCGAGGAGCAGGACGGCCAGCGGGCGCCGATTGACGGCACCTACCCAGACGGTAGCGCCGGGCCACCGGGGCACCCGCTGTGCCGGTGTACGGAAAGCCTAGTGCGGGCTGGCGGCGGATCACCGGCCCGCGCCCCCGCGTCTCCGGCTCCGACCGACGACGAGCTGGACGCGCTCGACAAGTACACCCAGTCGTGGCACGGTCAGCTCAACCGCGAACTCCGTGGCGGTGCCCCATCCACGCTCGAGGGCACGAGCCAGATCATCTCTAGGCTGGACGCGCTTGCGGTCAAGGGCGCCACGAGCGAGCCGATGGTGCTCTACCGCGGTGTGGGCCAAGGCGACCCGCTGGCCTCGCTTGATCCGGCCGATCTCCGCAGGCTCCGGGGCACGATCACCGAGGAGTTGGGGTTCGCGTCCACGTCCACCGATGTCCAGACAGCGATTAAGTTTACCAGTAGTGCGACCCCCCTGGTGCTGGAGATCCACGTTCCGGCGGGGACGCGGATGATCGACGTAATGACGGCGCTCGAGAAACAGCTCGCGGCCGACGCCGCCGCCGGGCGCGTTCCCAGTGCCGCGGCCACGGAAAGCGAGTTCATTCTGGCGCGGGGCTACCGTTTCCGGGTGGGCGAGGTCGAAGAGGGCGCGTTCCCCTCGCAATTCCTGGGCGGGCTTGCCCGTCACAAACTTGTCCTCTACCTGATCCCATGAGCGACCCGAGCCGATTCATCTCCGACGACACGGTGTTTCTGTCTCCGTGCGCTTCATGCGCTCGCAAGTACGCCGACAAGACGGCCTGCGAGGCGTTCCCCGGCCGCATCCCGGCCGAGATACTGAACGGCGACCACGACCACCGGACACCGTATCCCAGTGACCACGGTCTCCAGTACGTGCCGGCGCCGAAGCGCCGAGGGCTGGCCTAACGTTGCACCGCGCCTAGGCGCTATGTAGATTTAGACACAGTAGGACAACCTCATCGCGGGCACAGGAGCCCGGTTCGCCATCTCGGCGGACCGGGCTCCTTTCTGTTTACGGGGGTCACACATGGCACTGGACCGGGAAGCGTCACAGACGGGCGTCGTACTGGGCCGCAGCTCCACCGGGGGCGGCGCGTTCGAGGAGGTGCCCTTCGCCGCGCTCTCCGGCAACGATGGCATCGCCGCCAACGTCCTGGCCCAGACCTTCCCGCGCACCCTGGTGTCCTCGAGCACGCTCACGGCCCCGACGAGCGGCGCCCTGCGGCTCGACGCTATCTGGCTCCCCGCCGGGATGCTGGTCACGAGTATCGGCTACTTCGCCGGCACGACCGCGGCCGACACCCCGCTCAATCAGTGGTTTGCCCTGTACGACAAGCTCAAGGTGCTGCGCGGCGTGACCGCGGACGACACCACGGTCGCCTGGGCCGCCAACGCCACCAAGAAGCTGGCGCTCGCCACCGCGTACCGGACCACGTACAGCGGGCTCTACTACGTCGGCTTCTGCGTAGTCGCCACCGCGGTGCCGACGCTCGCGGGTGTCGCTGGGATCGAGACCGGCCCCCGCGATATCGGATTCAAGTCGGGCGGGCTCGCGGATACCAGCTTGACCACGCCCGCGACGGCCCCAGCCACCGCGACCACGATCACGGCCGACGCGGTGTCGCCGTACATCGAGCTGTACTGATGGAAAAGAAGGCGCTGCCCACCGAGTTCAAGGTGTCCGGCGACGGCCGGACGGTCGAAGGCTACGCCTCGACGTTCGGCAACGTGGACTACGTGGGCGACATGGTGTGCGCCGGGGCGTACAAAAAGACGCTAGCCGAGAACTTTGGCCGCCTCAAGGTGCTCCGCGACCATGACCAGGCCCAGCCCATCGGCAAGCCCGAGGAGGCGTACGAGGACAGCCGGGGACTCTACACGAAGTCCCGCATCTCCGATACCCAGCTCGGGAACGAGACGCTCACGCTCCTGCGTGACGGCGTGCTTGACCGGATGAGCATCGGGTACAGCCCGATCATCAAGGAGCACGGGAAGCACGAGGGCAAGGACGTGCGCTTCCTGAAAGAGATCAAGCTGTTCGAGTGGTCGATTGTCACGTTT